CGTAAACACCGCCTATGGTCACGTCAAATCCTGAAAAATCTATGGTGTTTGTGCTTATAGAACCAAAACTACCTACCTGACCGTTTGCATCAAACCCAGTAACGCTTACGCCAAGCCCTATAACCCCGCTACCTATGGTTATAGTGTAATCACCTGTGGTCTGAGTGTCCGTAGCTCCAAAAAAATCTGTTAGTGATATAGCACCGCTAGTAGGAACACCGTTATTAGCTGTAATATTAGGGACAAGACTGCCGCCACGATAGTATTCAGTCAAAGAATGAGGGGCATCACCGCCAAACTCAGTAACTAAATCTCCAATATCAATAGGTGCTGAACTTGTAACCGCCATTGTTAAGAGTCCTCAAATTTGATCGTTTGAACATTGTTTCTTAACACACTTACTTCTTCTGACAACTCTTTAACAGCCTCAATCAATACACCTACTAAGTTTCCATAAGCCACCGATAAATGTTTGTCTTCTGTGTCATCTGTAACCACTACTTCAGGCATGACCTCTTGCATTTCTTGTGCAATAACGCCTACAGAGCGTTTGTCTTTTTTATCAAAGTACACACCACGCATGGCTTTTACTTTATCTAATGCGCTATCAATAGTTTCAATGTTTGATTTAAACCGCACGTCAGAGCTAACAGTAACTTCAGTGGTCGCAGTCAAAGTACCCGTTACATTAACTCCACCTGATGCTGTAGCTAATTTAACTGCGTTATCGTAATAAAGACTAACTGCGCCATTTTCTACAAATGCGGCCATAGATTCATCGCCGGCAGAGTTAACATTTACTTGGCTGCCTTTTATTACCAGCAATCCCGTACCAGCGTCCTGTACGTAAGAGTTAGAACCATCGTGGTATAGCTGAAGGTCACTACTAGCACCAAGTTTAATAATATCGTTATCACCCATGTTAAGATGCGTAGCAAGGGTGGTTTCACCTGTTACCCCTAATGTCCCACTAATAGCTAGGTCTTGAGACATTACAACATCGCCATCAGCTTCTATTTGTATAGCGTCTGTATCACTTGCAGAGCCAATATATCCGGCATCAGCAATAAGTAACCCAGCACCAGAGGTAATAGCACCGCCTGTACCTAATGTTCCCGCAACGGTTACATTTGTAGTCCCTGTAGGGATTTCTATAACATCTGCGTCGGCATCGTTTTTGATGGTGACATCGTTTGTTGAGCCTTGTCCCGTAAGGATTAGTCCTTCTGCGGCAGTATAACCCATTGCTGCGTTATCACCTGCGCTGGTGTCACCTGTTGCCTCTACTGTAGACCCTGTTATAACTCCAGAGGCGGTTAAAGTAGCCGCTGTTACGGTTCCAGAGGCGGTTAAAGTAGCTGCGGTAGTTGTACCTGCTAAATCAACATCGGTTAATAAGTCATAAACAATACCTGCCGAAGCACCGCCACCATCGGTAGCGATCATTTTTACTTGACCCGCAGAAACTGCAACATTAGCCCCGCTTGATCCTTGCGAAAAAGTAAGTGTATAACTGGTTGCGTTTTCTACTATCCAAACTTTAGATACCGTATTTGGTGCAAGCGTTACCGTACAAGCTTGACCGCCACCTGTGCATTTTAAATAAAAACTTCTAGCCTCATCAGTAGAGCCGTCTGCTATAGTTATAGTGTGTGTTGAGGCATCTGCAATGGCTTCTGAGCCGTAACTAAAAGCTTCTGCTATTAGTTCTAGGTTAGTATTAGTGTTAGTTCCCCATGTACCAGACGCATCGCCTGTAGCCATTTCATTAAGTCTTAAATCATTTACATATGTACTTGCCATTTTCTTGTACCTTTACGCTGCTATGTTTGTCCAATCGGGGTCTTGGCTTGGTGAAATCTCACTAAAAGACGAAGATTGACTTGGTGTAATTTGACTAAAAGACGAAGATTGGCTTGGAACAATTGGACTCCAAACTAGTACGCCTCCACTTAACCCGGTAGCTGCAACACCTGTAGCAAAAGCATTGGTTACGTTAGTTGTAGTAACAGCGCCTACGTTTCCTGTTGCTGTGCTACCTGTAACCGAAACACTTACACCCGTACCCTGTACTACTGTAACAGAATCTACAGCGCCTGTTGCTATAGGAACCGCGCTTCGGTTCCAAGGACCAGAAGACCAAGATCCTCTATTCCAACCAGCTACATAGGCGTTTACTCCGCTCATTTAAGCAATCCGTATAATCGCGTTACTCGCATCCGCCGCAGGAAAAACAATTACAAAATCTCCGGAAGACGAAGATTTGTCTGCACCAAAATCTAAAACAACCACCGTTGGGTTGGTAACGCTAAGAGAGGTAGTATTTGGCGTACTGTTGTATATCAACGCCCCGCGAGCGTTAGATATAGTTGAAGATCCCCAAGTACTGTCTGCAAAATCTGTTAAAGCGGTTGTCCCAGATAAGGTTGGGTCAACTTTAGTTAACGTGTTTCCTCCAGCAGTGTATGCCGTTCCTGTAACTTCGTTACTTGTAGTATATGCTGTGGTAGCCGCTGTAAAAGACGCGCTATTTGTGTACATAGCTACTTTTACCGTGTCTCCTTTAAAATCGTGGCAGCCATACAAAAGTTCTTTTTTAAAGCTGCTGCACATAAAATTTCCGCTAAAAGCCATTTAAAGTCTCCTTATCAATTCCGCTAATTCGGGTTGTGCGGCATCTATTAACGCATTATAAACCGTTGTTCTATCACTCTTTATAGCCTCTTTCATGTAAAAAGTAACGGTTTTTATTAGTTCTTGTTTGTAGGCATGAGCTTGAGCTTTAACCATAGGATCTGCGTGGTCCGATACAGAAACTATGCGGTCAACGCACCGTTCTGCTATTTCTTCGGGCGTAAACCCCCGGTTATTGGTTGTTTGTACGTCTACTTTAAAAGTAGGCGGTAATTCCATGCTTAGTGCTTGTGTCATTGTCTTTGCCTAATAACTTGACCTGTCCTGTAAATATCTTGAGGTTCTTTCGCTTCTCCAAACATTTTTAAAGCAATGACTGCTTCTGAAAAACGTTTATTGTACTCTGCTAAAATATCTGCTTCGCCTTTCATGTAGGTATACGCTTCTACTAAACACCCGTACAAAAGACAAAATTTAGCATTTTCACTTAACCACGTAGTTCCGCTATCTCCTGCGGCGGTTAAACTGGCGGGTCTAAAAAAATAATGTAGTTCCGCTGCATAAGAAGAATCTGGGGTAGGCGCGATGATAAACGTATCTACATCGTAAATTCCGTAATATTTAGGTGTTCCTGTAGTAGAACTATTTGGGTTTACCGTCTGAATGAACGTTGCATCCTTGTAATCTAAAAATATTTTATTGCTGCTACTTGTAGCTGATAAAGAAAAAGGAGCTAAATAGTCTGTAGGGGCGGTTAGAAATTGATTAGAAGAGGTAAAAGTTCCAGAAACGTTCTTTTTGAACAAATCTAATTGAACTGTTTTTAAAATACGTTCTTCTGTTAGTTCTATAAAATCGTTTAAATGAGAAACAAACGAAGTTTCTTCGTTCTCTGTGTAATCTTGTATTGCCGTTTTTAAACCAGAATATGTAAAGCTCATGATGTGGTCACCGTAACTTGTCCTACTTTTCCCAAAGAAAGAACCGGAACAAAGTTTGCAATTTCAGGGATAGGTGTTAAAACATAAACGTTTAACGCTTCTGCCTTGTCGGGTCGAGCGTTTCTAAGGGCTTCAGGGTCTATTACTTTTCGAGAGGGGTTCAGTTGAGGCTGTTTAGGTTCCCACTCATCGTGACCAACTAAAGAACCGTTCCACTCTTTTTTCATTTTATTCAAAGGGTAAGCAAACCCAGAACGATCTGAAATACCTAAAGCGTTTTTACCTGTTGCAAATTTAGACATCAGTTAAACCTAGTGTAACTTAAACTTGGAACTATATTAAAAGAAGCCCTGTCCCTATCTTCCGTAATAGCTCGTTGCATTTCTTCTTCGTAAAGAGTTTTTAGGACAGTAATTCGATCTGGAGCGCGTTTTATAGCTAAGTAATACGCTAATCCAGCCGCCAAACAAGGGTAAAACCTAAAAGGAACATCTAAATTGTCTGTAAAAGCATCTGAATCGTCCATTCTAACCAAACGGTTAAAAACAAAAACATCTGTATTGTTTTCCGGGGCGGGCCATATTTTTAATGTAGGGGTTATCTGCCTATCTATAAAAAACTGAGACGGCCTTCCCGTGCTGGCTTTGTTAGGTATGTTTAAATACGAGTCTCTGCTTAAACGTTCTGCGGCAAAATCGGTGTCATCTCTTTTTACAACTAAAGATAGTATATCTATAGTAGACCTAACGTTATCAAAACTAGGGACCGTAGAAACAGTGGACGAAGTTGAACTTGTTCCTCCCGTTATTGTTTCAGATGCTACAAAAGTACCTAGAGGTATGGTAATAACCAACGTATTGGCTAAAAAATCAGAAGACGCAGCTGGTAAAGACGTTATCGTAGCAGTTGCGCCGCTAGTTGCCCCCGTCACCGTTTCTCCTACAGTAAAACCGGAAGAAGAAGCCGCAATTAAAGTTAAGGTCCCTGCAGGGTACTCTGTAACGCCAGAAGCTGCCGTAATTGACGTTTGTTGGACCGTCCACTGGTTTAGCCCTCGGTTAGCCCATTCTGCTAACATTAAATTTAAAGAGCGTTTAGCTGTTTTTAAGTCGTTTCCCGTTCTTACTTCTAAACCGCATCTTTCAAAAGCTTCTTCAATGTAGTCGCTTACGTCTAACTCAAAGTTTGTAGAACCTGAAGTAGCCATAATCTATCTCTTTTTAACGCCGCCACCGCCACGCATTCTACGAACGCCTGTTTTTTTAGTAACGCCTCCGCCACCACGCATTCTACGAACGCCTGTTTTTTTAGTAATACCACCGCCACCACGTTTTCTACGAACGCCTGTTTTTTTAGTAATACCTTTACCCATTGCTTCTCGCTTTCGTGGCGAAATCATATTGTCATCCATTTTTTAATCTCCCATACAGTTCTGTACGTTTTTTAAAAATCTCGTTTACGTTATAGTTACCAGTATACCTATCGTAGTATCCCATTCTAGTTAATTTTTGAGAAGCGTCGTATAACTTCGTTAAACTCTGTATAAAAACCATAGAATAGGCTTCTTCTATGTTTGCTTCAAAATCTTCATCATCAATTAACTCATTTGTTTCATCGTCAGGATGAAAACCCATTAAAAAAATATCTTTGTTTTTAAAGCTTCCGGTAGATATTCTTTCATTTAAAACTTCTAAATTGTTATGAAAAAAATCTGTATCTTCTTCATAACTTAAATCTACTAAAATAACTAAATCTAAGTTTCCATCAAAATTATCTATTTCGTCATACAATAATTGGTAAGAATCATTATAGTTAAAACTAAAACTTACTTTTTTCTCCATCCACGCTTTTTTAGCAAAAGGACAAACAGGCAAGTTGTTGTACTCTACGCTATTATGCTCTAAGCACTCTTCAGACCAAGATCGAATCTCATCTATTATTTCTTTTTCTAAGTCAACTTTAGGTAAAACGACACTCATTAGCATTTCCAGCGTCTTCTTGCTTGTCTTATTCGAGAATTAGGGTCATTTCTTGTTTTCGCCGAACTACGTTTAAGTTGTCCTAAAGATCTGGCGCAGTAAGACTTTCGCCGTTTTGCAGCCTTGCTTCCCGCTTTAACTTTACCCGTTACCGCCGTTTTTAACTTACTACCGGGGTTTGCTTTGCGATAAGCTTTAACCCCTTTTTTAGTCATTCCCGCCCCTTTTTTAGTGGGTCGGTAGTTCGCACCTTTTCCGGTAGTAGTTTTACGAATGGGTTTTTGTTTAGCCCTAGCCATAGAACGCAGTTATACTTGCAGATGTTCCTGCTGGAAGATCTAAGTAAACACCGTCTTTAAACAATATTCCATCATCAGGAATATAAGGGTCAATATAATCTTTCGTAGTTGTGGCTACTTTTACAGAAAATAAACTTGTCCCACTTATAGGGGACTCGTTGTAAAACGCTATATCTCCTATTGTTCCACCTGTAGTGCAGTGAAACCCTTTTAACCTTGCTCTTCCTGCAAAAACAACTGCTTGTCCGCCAGTAGTTCCGGCGGCAACTCCAACTGAAGTGTTGGTTCCAATAGAACCGTCTCCTGCAACCGAAGTAACTGTGTTAAAAAACTTTGTTCCGGTAACGGTGGTGTTGTTTGGCCCGGTAATATCTTCAGTCAAAGCATTTCCTGCAATGTCTGTTCCGGTAACCGTTATAGTTACACCTGAAATATTTCCACCAGAAGTTAACGTTACTTTAGCGGCTAAACCCGTCGTATGAAAAGTTCCTGCGGTAGCCGCAGCGGTTAACGTCATCGCAGCGGTGCCGGATGTTGTCTGTAAAGCTGCAAGCGATGCTGTAGATGCAGAAAGGTTGCTAGTATACGTTTTTACTTGAATATCTGACATATAAAACTCCTAAAATTTAGGCGGGCAAAGCCCACCTAAACCGTGTTTACTTACGCTATTTGGACGTATTCAATTATAAAAGTAAAAGAACCCGCAGTTGTAGCATCTACCGTATTAGTAATATTGCAATAGATAGTTCTTTCAGTGTCTGTGTATTGAACAGAAGCTGGGGCAGTTGTGCCATCTTGTGTCTGAAGAACCAAACTGGTCACAGTTACATTGTGTGCAACAACCGTTGTACCACCATCTAAAATTTCATCAGTCTGAGCAGCAACAATTTGTGCGCCAGAGCTACTGGTTCCAACTTCATAACCAATGTCGCCAGTTCCAATAACAGGGGAAACGTCACAAAATATTTTAATGTCCGTAATGATAGTGTTTGCTGGTTGGGTAAATTCACCAATAGACGGGCTATCGCCAGCAGTTGTGTTGACCGTTACGCCTGTGGCAAAGCCAACATGCTTTAGGTATTTATCAGTAACAATTCCTGTAGAAGCAATTACGGCTGTGTCTGTAATAGCTCCTGTAGTTGCGTTTTTTGATATTACTTTAAAACCATTTTCTGAGCGAACTGGTCCGTTAAAACTTGTGTTAGCCATTTGACTGACCTCCTTATTAAAGGTTTTACTATAACGTCATAATAAGTGTCTGCTAGGGCAGTCGTTATAGCTTGTAAAAATCCTAGTTATATTGAGAGTACACAAAAAAGAAAAGGGGCACAAGGCCCCCTTTCATATACTTTAAAAGTATTAAGCTGCTCCAGCAGTACCGAATACAGACCGCCAATCAGAGACACCAAAGCTGTAACGCTCTCGTGCTTTGAAACGCATGTTTCCTGTATCAAAGTCTCCTTCCATCGCAGTACGGATAGGTGTGCGTTGAAATAGCTTGAAGCCATTTGGCGCATCCGTCTTGATGAAGAATCCATCAGTATCTGTTAAGAAGTGGTTTACAACCGCTCCTTCTGGCAACATACCCATAGACTTGTTTGCGTTAAGGTCGTTGTCTGAAGTACCAGAACGTAACGTAGAGTTTAGTAGCCTTTCAGCAGTAAATTGAAGCTCTTTAGGAATAATTAGCTTCATACCGCGAATAGCGACTTTTAGTCCGCGTTCGTCAGTTGCTCCAGCAACGTCAATTAACATTTGCTCTAAAGAAGTCTCATTCAAATCAGAAGCAGTAGACAAAACATTGCTTTGGTTGCCGCTGAGTGAAGGATGGCTTGCAGAACAAAGTGCAACTCCGTCACCAATCACGTTAGCACCAGTAGAAAAAGCGTTGTTCAAAATTGAAGCGGCTTTTATCTGCTTGGTTTGTGACATGGATCGTGCTAATGCACGGGTATATCGACTTGCTAGACGATCATAAAGATTGTCTTCAATAGCTTCTTCAGTAATGCTAAACGCAAGTGCAATAGTTTCGTGAGTATAACGAGCAGTGTAAGTTTCCTGTGCGTCATCAAACGATATTGCGCTGCCTTCTGACTTAACAGGAGCGGTGCCGAAGCCCGCAAGCATCACTTCCTCTTCAAACGCTCGGTCTGAAGATTCTTCGTCAAAGATTTCAGTATGCTCTCTTTCATAGCGGTCATACTCTAAGCCAAACAAGGCGTTAAGGCCCGGTTCTAACTCTTTCGCTAGTTGTGCGCGAGAAATAGCCATTTTTTAGCCTCCTTATACGCCAGTGGTTGAAGGTGTACCCGCAGCAATTGAACCCGTAGGTGCATTGAAGGAGTTGTTCAACCGAACAATTGCGCCGATTCCGGCAGATGCAAAGTCTGAATTAGCTTCGTCTTCAACCCAACCTAACACACGAAGTGATAGACTGTTAGTTGT